TGACATTTTTTCACAAATAGATAAAATTCAGAGAATAATAAAGTATTCTAAAGAAGGCAAACCAACTGTACGTTTTGAAAAACATGATGATATATATGAAGAAGTGTTCGACGATATATGGACATACGATTTATATGTCTATGTTGATAAAGAGGAATGTATAATCAACGGAATAAAACTACCTAAAAATTTAAAATTAGGCTCAGTTGCAGCAAAGATGTGTGATAAGGACAATGTTAGTATAACAGCAATCACAGAAGAATGTACAGAACTTGAAATTATTGTAGGATATAAAGAAGGCAATTATGTTATAAAAAAGAGGGTACATAAAATAGGATAAATCATCGATTTTAAAGGACGAATATTATAACAAAGAGGTGAAAATATACGAAAGTTTATAAAGAGAAACAATATTTAATATTTGATTTTGAGAATGGCAAAACAGTGAAATACGATTTTGCTACCAAACAATCTATTGGCATAAAAGGGAAACCTGTACGGGGACTTTCAAGCCAATTGAGAGGGTTGAGTATTAAACAGATAATTGAAGACTGTGAAGATAAGCGTTATGGAAAATTTTTGGCGTTTGTACATCGCCATTATCCGCATGATATTTGTAATGTAGGAACATTATTATCAAAAATACCTCGTTACTCTCGCTATGAGCAAATTTTTTCAGCAGGAATCGAAGATATTATTGAAAATAGCAGTTTTTCTAAAACCATTCATGAAATTCCAAAGTCTCTAATTAAAGTAGCACAAGCACATTCGATGCGAATTTCAGATAATATGACAGAATGTTGGACATCAAATGTGGATACATATAATCTTGCATATAAATTGGACTATATTTCATTAAATGATAATGATTTATGGAGACTGTTATCCTCAGCTAAAAGAGTTTATAATAAAGATACCTTTAAATATAATTATATATCTCATATCGGAACATTAGTAAAAGATTACGGATATACCGCAAAGGCACTGTTTCTTTATATAGACAGACTGAAGACCTATGAAGCAATTGAAGATATGCAATTTATACTAAGAGAACTGATAGATTATGCAGATATGATGAGTCAGATAAGTCTAAAGTGGGACAGATATCCTCGCAATTTTCTTACTACACATCAAATAGCTGTAAGAAATTATAATAGACTGAAACAGGAATTTGCAGAAGAAGAGTTCAAAGAGCAGATTAGATTGGACTATGAGGATAGATTTGGCAAATATTGTTTCATATATCCTAGATGTACTCAGGATATCAAAGATGAAGCGGTTATGCAGAATAATTGTGTGGCTTCATATATAGATAAAGTTATTGACGGTCAGTGTCATATTCTGTTTTTGAGAAAAATAGACAATCCCGAAAAGAGTCTGGTCACTGTAGAGGTACGTGACAATAAAGTTGTCCAAGCTCGGCGTCATTTTAATGACCCCATTACAGTTGAAGACCAACAAGCTATAGACAAATGGAATGAAAAACACAATAAAGATGTTGCGGAAGCGGCATAGAAAGGACATAGTTATGATTACAAAAGGAAGCAAGATTGAATTAGTAAAGCCTATGGGTGCGTTTGATAATATAGGCGAGGTTTGTGAAGTGACGAATGTTACTGAGGATGGCGTTATCAGTTTTAGGTTTGGAGGTTGCCATCTGGGTTGTATGTCTTATAATGAATGCGAAAAGTATTTTAAGCATTATAAACCAATTAAGAAACGAGAATGGACTGGATGGGCGATGAGAACTATGGAGTATTGTCGTTTGGATAGCAGACTTGTACCGGTGATATACCATTATAGATATAATAATAAACAGATTCAGATAAGGACAAATCGTTATAATGCGAAGATAGAGTGTCACACCTCTTGTAATAAATGCGATGAATTTTCCCTTAAAAAAGGACTTGAATTAGCTGAAAAGCGATTAAAGCTAAAATTGCTGCAAGCAGAATTAAATGATTTTACTGATAAAATGTAGTTTTTAAGGGATGATAAAATGATTTGTAAAAAGTCTTGTTGGAATTATCGGGATTGTGAAAATAAAAATGCCCCTAACATGATAGTGTGTTTTAGAAGAATGGAAAGCACATGTCATTATTGTCAGAATAGAAACATCTGTTCCCATAACCATATGATAATATGTAACAAATTTATAAAGACAAGAGGTGATATCAATTGAATTTAATTGAAGCACTACAAAAACAGATAGAATATTGTAAATACTTTGAAAAATATAGATGTGGTATATTCGTAGCAGAGAGTCGTGAAAATCAAATAATGCAAGAGTTTATGCAAAACATGATTAATGAATTTAACGAAGGTATAAAATTCAAATATAATTCATGTGAGTGTATAGTGCAATTTTCAAATGGCAGTTATATTAAGATTATTATAGCAAGTGATAATGCTCGTGGTTATCGATGGAATGGTGTTATTATTAGTAACAATGTGAATTCTGATTTGGTTCAGTGTGTGATTTTGCCTAAATTGATGCCTCTACATGTTTTTGATAATAGTGACGAGCCTATGAATAGAGTATATTATTGCGATATTCCTATTACTAAAAGATTACCTGACTGTAGCAGAGGTATAAATCCATTATATATTTACGAGCAAAGATTACTGGCGCAATGGCTTGATATCACAAATAGAGCGAAGATTTTCAAAAAGGAGTATGAATGTATGTTTGAAACAAATAATTATGACCACGCAATCGTGGATAAGGAATTAAATGGTGCAAGAGTGTTATTGTATGAGGCTTGGGGTATTCCAAAGGACAAGATTACATATGAAACGGAATTCGTCAATAAGGCAAAACAGACTTATTTGAATATAAAAGGCAAATATAGTATTAAGGACATAGGTTTTGAAAACGACTTAAATATACATTTGCTGATTGATACTGATGTCTATGACGGATATGAAGTAAAGGTTGAAGACGGTATGGTAACTGTTGAATTACATGAAATTGAGAATGAGAAGCCGGAATTAAAGGATTTGAGTGTAGAATGAAAATAATTAAGCAAGGTGATGTGAAAAAGGCGTTAGAACCAATAATTGGATTCTACTGTGAATATTGTGGATGCGTCTTTGAGGCTAATCGGTTGGAATATACATGTGAAAGTTTTTCTAACTATTCTATAAACGAAAATGAGCATTTGGGAACGGACGTTGTATATTATTGTACTTGTCCTACTTGTAAAAGAGTGGTTCTTGAGAAAGATTTCATAAGATAAATCCAGAGTTTTAAAGGAGTGAAAACTATATGACAAAACGAGAAGCGGCGATTATTTCAGCATATACGGGCATTCTCATTGGCGATTTTAATGATATGCATAAATATATTGAGGAGATCGCGGGTCGCGCGGTATTTACTCACGAACTACCTGATGTACGCAATAAATTAAAAACTGTTATGCTTCAAGACTTTCTTAGTATAAAAATACATGACTAAGATGAAAGACGCATTTTAAAGTGAATATTAAGGCAGGAGGATAAATATGGCAGGATTTATAGCAAGACAGCCGAATGGACTTCTTTGTAGACATTCTACAATAGTGGATTGTGTGACAGATTATAATATGACAGAAGAGGATTATATCAATCTATGTAAAGAAAAGGCAGAGAAAGAAGCTCGTGAGGTACTTGAAGGATATATACAAGATTTCTCTAATATAAAGAAGCATTTTGGCACAAATAATATGACTGAGGAAGAATTTCAAGAAATTTTAGCAGAAATGGAACTGCCTAAAGAACAGTGCCACCATATAAGAACGTAGGAGGATATCGAATAATATGAGTGAATGGATTTTATGCGAGGACATGTTGCCCGATAAAACAGATGACTATTTGGTAACGCAATATAATGTTGTATATATCTTGACATATGTTGTAGGCACAGGATGGATAACAGAATCTAAAGGGGATAAGGTTGTTGCTTGGATGCCGTTACCTGAGCCATATGGGGGAAATATAACGGTAAGTAGTTTTTAAAAAGATAATAGGATAGAATCTAAGTTTTATTAAGGAGGACAGACGGGTTGTTGAGAGATACGCAGTTTTATTATAAAGATATGTTAAAGGGTATGGCTTGTCAATTAGATTATGATTTTAATGGCTGGTCATTTCCAACTCCGTATGACGAAAGGTCTATATCAAGTTTAGAGAATTTTATTATAGACCAGAAGAATAAAATACCCATATCAAAATTTTTCTTTGAAACGGGTAGAGCCGTACATTATGTTGACAATAAATTTGATAAAGGTACATATGAGCAGACAGATTATAAATTATTTATAGAAGCAATGAATATGTTTTTAAAATTTACAGGAGTTGAATATGTTTTTAAAGAAACTAAAAGAAAAAAATAAGAAAGAACTGTGTTCCCAGAGTTGTTCGGACTGTATTCACTTATCGTATAATTCAGACGGTAGTGTAGAATGTGCAGAAGAATATTATCATAGATGCAACATGAAAGCACGAATAAAATATAAGAGGAAGACACAATGAAATTTGAAGTAGTAAACCGTTTTGGCAAAACAATGATGCAATGCACTGATTATCAATATATCCCAGAGAAAGATGTGTTAGAGAGTATGTATAAGGCTGAGTATCGGTTTAAGCTTGATGGTAAGGATATTAACTTGAAGAAAGCAAAGGAGTTAACGACAGATAGATGATGAAATATGATTTTGAAACACAGCAAATGATTATTCGAGACTTTTTCCGTAGACAAGCTGATTTCTTGATAAACGAGGTATTTAATAATATAGGCAAAGCATCATTTAAGGAATTTTGTGAAGATGAGAAGAAAGGGTAGATGAGTAAAATAATGGTTGAATATCTTTTTATTACAGCCACGAATTGTGGCAACGATGTGGCAGTGATTACTATTAAGGCAACTGATAAAAATGAGGCGTTAGTTAAGGCTTATTCATATTTTGGTGGTGGAGATATAACAGAAGAGGAATTCGGTATTTTGTGTCAGCATAATCAGCTCGAAAGAATGCGTCAGATATTTTACGCATTTACGAGAGAAACAATATTATATTTTGCAGAAAAACCTAAAAATAGCTTTGTAGATGATACGAAAGACATTGAGGTCGAATAATATACCGTAGTCCCACCGTAAAGGTGTTTATATATCAGTATAAAAGTAAAATTTTATTGGGAGAGTAGTAATGATTAAAGATAAATTCAAGTTTGAAATAACCCTGATTTGCATTATATATACATTGATGTTTGTTTTTGTGGAAGTGTGCTTGTCTAAGGGGGACTTAGACGAAGGTAAAGCAACATTATATATACTAACTGGTGGAATATGGACGCTACTTGCAACAATAAGAGCATCACTATATAGAAATACAAATAATCAAAAGGAGGACAAACAAAATGTCGAACAAAAATAGCAACAGAGCAAGACACACACCAACGGCTCGTCTGACAAGTATATTTGCTAAGTTGGATAATGGGTTGGCTAAGAAACGAGAAAGGAGGAGTAAAAGATGCAGGACTGACGAAAATGAGAAAAATTCTAAGTAAATTACATATTGAGCTGCCGCGCATATATAATTTACCAGAAGTTATCATGATTGCGTGGAGAGAACACGAATATTGCATAAGGAGGATTTTTAAATGAAGTATTGTACAGATGATGGAAAACATATTTTTGACACGGAGCAGGAATTGTTTGACTACGAAAAGAAGGTTAAGGCTGAAAAAGAAGAGAGGGCTAAGCGACTCAAGGATAAAGAGGCAAGAAAAGATGAAATTAAGGTAATTTATCAGAATTTGATAGAAAAGGCTAAACAGTATAATGAGGATTACAACGAATCGTTAGCGTTTACAACCAATTCGCCCATAAATGGCATTTTTACGAGCCCATTTAGTGGTTTGTTTAATGCGTTGTTGCATTTATAATAGGTTAGAATTTCAATTTTATTTTGATTTCAGTTCGCTCAGGTCGAGCGAAAATATCACAATCCTATAAACAGGTTAATATAGATTAAATTTAGGTTTCAGTCCCGAAAAGGTGTGGCTTTGTTTTCTGCACCCTAAATGGACTGTTCACATAGATATTTTAACGAATAATGAATTATGGAGGACATTCAATGGCATTTCAGGTCAAGAAGGCAAAACGAGAAAAAATATATGTAAAGGTTGCACTGATGGCTCCGTCTGGTGGAGGTAAAACATACGGAAGTTTGCGTTTGGCAACCGGCATGGCAGAAGAAATCAAGAATGAAACAGGCAAGGATGCTAAGATTTTGTTGGCAAACACAGAGCAGAAGCGTGGTTACTACTACGCTAATGAGTTCGATTACGATATTGTAGATATTGACGCACCCCATAATCCTGAAAAATATGTTGAGTTAATTGAGTTTGCAGTTTCGGAAGGTTACGATATTCTGATTATTGACTCATCGTCTCACGAATGGGAAGGCAAAGGCGGTTGTTTGGAATTACAGCAGCAAGCAGGTGGCACGTATCAGGCATGGAGTAAGGTAACTCCGAGGCATAACAAGTTTATCAACGCAATTGCAGATTCGCAGATACATATTATTGCAACAATGAGGGGTAAAGACCAGTACGAGGTCAGCAAGGACGACAGAGGAAAGACATCTGTTCAGAAACTGGGCGTTGGAGCAAAGCAGAGAGACGGATTTGAATATGAGTTCACCTGTACTTTCTTGATTGACCAGAAAACGAATTGTGCGGAAGTGCAGAAAGATAACACCCACATTTTTGAACACGAAGGTGCAACTCTCTTAACAGAAAATCACGGCAAAAAAATTATGCAGTGGGCTAATTCGGGAGAGGGCTACACGCCAGTAGTAAGAAAAGAGAATGAGGACACTCCTTCGGAAGACGAGTTAAAATCCGTACAGAAAGAGATTATTGAGCTTTGCTCGGCACTTGGCGGCACAAAGAACGAAACCTTGATGTCTACGCTGAAGGAGTTTGTAAAGAACGGCAATCCCAATGCCATAAAAGACTTGTCAAAAGCGAAGCAATGTTTGGAAAAGGTTAAGGCGTTACAGTAATAGGAGGATAAAAATATATGAATAAGTGTATGTTAGTGGGTCGTCTTACGAAAGACCCCGAAATAAGAGAAATATCGGGTGGTCATGAATTAGTATTAAAGGAAAGAAAATCGGGTAATACCCCTAAGAAAGTGGCAAGATTTACGGTTGCCGTCAATAGACGATTTAAGAATAAAGACGGCAATTACGACGCCGACTTTATTGGTTGTATATGCTATGGCGCAACGGCTGAATTTATTGAAAAATACTTTGGAAAAGGTATGGCTATAGGCATTTCTGGTCGAATACAGACGGGACATTTTACCAACAAAGAGGGTGTTGAAGTCTATACGACAGATGTAGTGGTTGAAGAAGCGGAATTTGTTGAAAGTAAGGGCAATTCTGCAAAAAATGAAACTGCTCCCACAGAAAATCAGGGTGGATTTGACAATTAGGGTTCTGAGGACGAGGAGAATTTGCCGTTCAAATAGTCAGGAAAAAGACGAAGCGGGGTAGAGTGATATATTGGCTCCACCCCGCAAACAGAGAGAGGGTGAGATTATAGCAAACAAAATAATGTCATCTGAGGATAGATTTATAATAGATACTATGGTCTGGTCATTTAGTAGGCTATCGTCTTATCACCAATGTCCTTATGGATTTTATCTTAAATATGTAGAGTGTAATAGCGGTGAACCCAACTTTTTTGCTCAGTACGGGAGTTTTGTGCACAAGATTTTAGAAATGTATGAGAAAGAGGAATTATATCTATTTGAAATATCTTCGTACTACGAGGAACATTTTTTGGAAAGCGTCACATGCGATGCTCCACCTAATAAGTACATAGATGTCAAACAGACATATTACGATAAAGGTTTAGAGTATTTGAACGATATTGACCTAATGTTGGATAGATATGAAATACTTGGAATTGAGAAGGAAGTAAAATTTATTATAGGTGGCTATGAAATGGTTGGCTATATAGACTTACTTTTAAAAGATAGAGAAACAGGTGAAATTACCGTCTTAGATCACAAAAGCGCAAGTATTAAGTTCAAAAAAGATGGGCAGGTAAGCAAGAAAGACGAAGGTCACATCTTAAATTTTAAGCGTCAGCTATATTTGTATTCAAAGGCTGTAATTGAAGAATACGGCATTCAGCCTAAGTATTTGTCATGGAATTTGTTTAAAGAGCAGAAATGGCTTACAGTTGAATTTAACGAGAGCGAGTATCAGGAAGCTATTAAGTGGGCAGAAGACACGGTAAATATGATTGAAAACGATACCACATGGTTTCCCAATCCATCAAGATATTTCTGTTGGAATATATGCGATATGAGAAATTGTGCGTGCGAGTATAAACCGAGTTGATGAAAGGGGCGATAGGTTGCTTATAGATTTTAAATATATATCGAAAGCCAAAGAGAAACTCGGTAATAAAATGGCTTTTATAATAGCAGAAGAGTTAGGCATTGAAGATTTTGACGAAAAAAATATGAAGAGTTGCTGTCCATTTCATCAGGAGGATACTCCGAGTTTCATCTGGAACGAAAAGTCCCTCAATTTCCATTGCTTTGGAGCGTGTGGGCGAAGTTACGACATACTCGATGTGTTTATGTCTAAAGGAATGACATATATGCAGGCGGTTCAAAAACTGTTTGATTTAGCCGATATTCAGTATCCATTGGGTGAAGTGGGCGTGAAAACTCGTAGCCAATATAGATATCCAAAGCCCGAATATGCCGATAGTAAGGATAGAGTTTATGCTTATTGGGGTAAAAGAGGCATATCAAAAGAGACGATAGATTATCTTAACATCCAACAGGATAAGAACGGGAATGCTTTATTTCAGTATTATGACACAAATGATGTACTGACTATGTGTAAAGTAAGACCAAGTAAGCGAGTGCCACATGGAGAAACAAAAACATGGTGTTTGCCGAACTCTGATACAACACCAATTCTATACAATATGAATAGGATAAATACCGACTCCCCTCTACTAATAGCCACAGGCGAGGGTGATTGTGCGGCGGCCATCGAGGCGGGATTTAGGAACGCCGTAAGTATCCCTTTGGGTGATGGCAATACCCACTGGATTGAAGAATGCTGGGAATGGTTAGAGCAGTTTCCTGAGATTATTGTCGCTCATGATAACGATGAAAGTGGTATGAAATATCTTAAAGCAGTTATTCCGAGACTGGGATCTTGGCGATGTAAGGTAATGAGTATTCCGTCTGTCGTGGAAGTATCGGGCAAACAATATCATATTAAGGATATTAACGAATATTTGTTTAGATGCGGTAAACAAGCGGTGTTAGAGGCTGTTCTAAATGCAAAAGACAGCCCGATTAAGTCAGTAACCGATGTAACGGAAATAAAAAACCGAGACTATTCGGATGTAGACGGTATTACTATTGGATTAACTGAGATAGATGAGATGTTTATGAGGTTTTTCTTTGGTTCATTCAATATTATTTCAGGTACACCGGGTTCGGGCAAAACAAGTATTATAAATCAATTTGTTTCACAAGCACTTGACCAAGATTGCGATTGTTGGCTGTTCTCTCGCGAATTGCCTGATTGGACGGTTAAGAGTTGGCTGTATCATGTTCTTGCGGGACGCAGAAATCTAAACGAATATACTGATAAAAGGGGTAAGAAATATTACAAGGTTAAGCCATTAGCAAGTCAAATGATAGATGAACATTATAAAGGACGAATGTTTGTTTATAACGATGATGAACCAAATGATGTTGATAGTATTAAACGGAGTATGGAAGATTCGGCGCGAAAATATGGCGCTAAACTGTTTATTATAGATAATCTAATGATGGTTGACCTTGATATAAATGAAAATAACGCTAACCAAAAACAGACAGACTTTGTAAATTGGCTTATCAATTTCTCGAAAAAATATCAAGTTCTTACGGTGTTGGTTTGCCACCCAAATAAGACACAAAACTGTAGCGAGGGTATAGGCTTATATAATATTTCAGGTTCATCTCATATAGTCAATTTAGCTCACAGGGCTATCGGACTTAGAAGGGTGTCAAAAAAAGAAAGGGAAGGCAGCTCAAAATTTTCTCAATATAATGTGGTTGTAAATGTGATGAAAGATAGGTTTACGGGCATGGTAGATAACGAAATCGGTCTGTTTTATGATGTTCCTTCCCAAAGATTCTTTAGCGACTATGAAGAATATAGTCATCAATATAAATGGGATGGGACGAATTATACAGAACCGTTACCGATACCTAAATGTTTGATTGATAATACAGACGAGGTTTTCGGAGAGATAAAGGGGTGATGCAATGAACGATAAATATACGGCTTTCCATGTTCATAGTAATTATTCTTTACTTGATAGTTGCACTAAATTTGAAGATTATGTGGATTATGCAAAAGATCTGGGACAGACAGCTATAGCGTCAACAGAACACGGAAAACCTCTGGGTTGGGTTGCTAAAAAAATGTATTGCGACAAAATAGGGATGAAATTCCTTATGGGAGTTGAGATATATCTTACAGAAACTCTAACTGAAAAGATAAGAGACAATTATCATACGATACTGATAGCAAAAAATTATGATGGTGTTAAAGAATTGCTAAATGCAGTATCGGTTTCTTGCCAAGATGATCATTTTTATTACACTAACAGAATGACTTTTGATGAGTTTTTCAAACTCTCATCTAATGTGTTGAAAATCAGTGCTTGTCTTGCATCGCCGTTAAACAAACTTCCAATTTCTCATCCCTTATATGAAAAACTTTTAAAGCATTATGACTATCTTGAAATTCAACCACACAATCACCCAGAACAAAAGGCATATAATGTACATCTCGCAACTATGTCAGACAAGTATAATAAGCCTCTTATCGCAGGAACTGATACACATAGTCTAAATGCATATAAGGCTGAATGTAGAAGTGTTCTCTTGAAAGCAAAAAGAAAATCATATGGCGATGAAGATGCTTTCGACCTTACATATAAGACATATGACGAGTTGGTACAAGCATTTAAGGAACAGGATTGTTTGCCAGAAGCGATATATCTTCAGGCGATAGAAAATACCAATGTTATGTCTGATAGTGTTGAGGATTTTGAATTAGACACATCTCTGAAATACCCAATCTTATATGGTAGTCGTGAAAAAGACAATGAAATGTTCCAAGACACTATAAATAGGAAGTTCTCTGAAAAAATTGATAATGGTGTTATACCGTCTGAGCAAGTAGAAGCCTTTAAATCCGCACTCCAAGAAGAACAACGAGTATTTAAGAAGATAGAAATGGATGGCTTTATGCTATCTATGTCAGAACTTATATCTTGGTGCAAGGAGAATGATATAGCGGTTGGTAATGCAAGAGGTAGCGTGGGTGGTTCAAGGGTAGCTTATGTCACGGATATTATTGATTTGAACCCTGAAACATGGCATACTGTGTTTTCTCGTTTTGCAAACGAGGATAGGAAAGAGGTTGGTGATATTGATGTTGATGTTATCGCCGAAGACAGACCAAAGATTTTTGAATATATAATTAACCGATTTGGTGTCCCAAAGACTGCAAAAGTACCATCGTTTGGTACACTTGCTGATAAAAGCGTCATTGATGAAGTGGGACGAGCATTAATGTATCAGTGGAACGAAGATAATGGTAGAAGGTTTGACGACAAATCTAAAGATAACCCATACAATTATGATGTTATCGCTGAGATAAAGAATGAATTTGCGTCAAATCCAGATGTAGCAAAAGAAAAGTATCCAGATATATTTTATTATTATGACGGTTTAGTAGGTACAAGAATATCACAGTCAGTACACCCCGCGGGGATTGTAATCAGTCCAGTAGACCTCGCAAGTCATTATGGCGTGTTTGATAAAGACGGTTATAAAACTCTTATGATTGATATGGAGGAAATTCACGAGTGTGGCTTAGTAAAGTATGACTTCCTCGTCTTAAAGAATATTCAAATTATAAGAGATACTTGTAAAATGGCGGGTATTCCATATCCCAAGTCTCATGAAATAAATTGGTATGATACTGCTGTATGGAAGGATATGATAAGGAATCCAGTAGGTATCTTTCAGATGGAGGGCGAATTTGCTCATTCACTTTTAAGACAATTTGAACCTCAGAATATATTTGATATGAGTTTAGTGACGGCTTGTATCCGCCCATCAGGAGCTTCTTATAGAAATGACCTTATTCAGAAGAAAGCACATAAAAATCCTTCTATTATCATTGATGAATTGCTGAAAGATAATTTTGGTTATCTGGTATATCAGGAGGACATTATTAAGTTCCTTCAGCAAATTTGTGGATTATCGGGTAGCGATGCGGACAATGTTCGTAGAGCAATCGGGCGCAAGGATAGAGAAAGACTGGAGAGAGCATTGCCCGATATCCTTGAGGGCTACTGCCAAAAATCTGATAAACCAAGAGATATTGCAGAAAATGAAGCTAAAGAATTTATACAGGTTATTGAGGACGCAAGCTTTTATATGTTTGGTTATAACCATTCTATAGCTTATTGTATGATTGGTTATATCTGCGCTTGGCTTAGATACTACTATACGGGAGAGTTTATAGCTACATATTTGAATTGTGCTGCTAATGAAAGCGATATTACAGACGGCACGGCATTAGCACAGGAATATGGTATTAGAATAGCTCCACCACGCTTTGGGTTATCAAAAGATGTTTATGTTTACGATAAGGACGAGCAGATTATCTCAAAAGGCATAGAGTCGGTAAAATTCATGAATAAATCAATATCTAACGAGTTGTTTGACTTGCGAGATAATAGCTATACGCATTTTACGGATTTATTGCTTGATATTGCGAATAAGACATCTGTAAATTCGAGACAGCTTGATTTACTTATAAAAATTGATTATTTTATGACGTTTGGTAACTGTGCCGAGCTGTTGCGAATCAATGAAATATTTACATTTTTTAAGAATGGAACGGCAAAGAGCGTAAAAAAAGACAAGATAGGCTCTGAGGTTCTGGCAAATATTATATCAGAACACGCTACAGATGTAGGTAAGAACGGCAAAGAATTAAAGTCATATACCATTACCGATATGTACGGACTACTTATTGCTTGTGAGGAATATATTAAGGAACTTCATATAAAGGACTTAAATTTCAAGGTAAAGTGTGCAAATCAGCAAGAAATATTGGGTTATATTGACCTCACAACAAATAGAGAGGAAGACCGAAGAAAGTTATTAATCACTAAAGTTGTTCCATTAAATAGTAAAGACACAGGTATCTCTTGGGGTTACGCCTTATTTACTAAATCTGTAGGAAGTGGTAAGACGAGTAGACTAACCATAAAAAGCAAACTGTATGAAAAACAACCAATAAATAAGATGGATATTGTTTATGCAGAGCGAGTACAACAAAATCGTTCAGGTTATTGGTATCTATGGGAATATAAAATATTGGTTGATATTTAGGAGGATAAATGAACAAGGAAGATAAGAGAAAATTTTTTTCAATCATTGAGGATAGGTTTGAAACGAAAGATATTAAAGAGTATTTCTTTGATATGGTAGAACATATTCCCGACTACATATTTACTATGCCATCATCAACGAGTGGCAAATATCACAATAAAACTCAGTGCCAGAGGTTTGGACAAATATATCACGAATTTATGTTCTTTTCTATATTAGAACACCGTCTGAGATTAAAAGGTAATAAAGCAAAATATAATACTCCGGAAATTAGAGATTGTATGAGGTGTGTCCCATTCTTCCATGACGCTATAAAATGTGGTTGGAACGGCTCAAAGTTTACCGTACAAGATCATCCGATGCTTGCAGCGCAGTGGGTAAGGGACACCAAGGTAGAACACGATATATCAGATGAATATAAAGAAATGATTGCTTGTATGTGCGAAGCTCATAGTGGCGAGTGGAATAAGAATAGGTCAGGTAAGGAAATTATGCCTGAGCCAAGAAATGATATGGAGTTCTTTATTCACGAATGCGACATTTTAAGCTCTCGTAACGATATTGATATGATTATCCCTATAGAATTGACGAATATTCTTAATGGAACGGAGAGTGTAGAGGAAGAACCAATACCCGATGTCAATGAATATATCTTCCCGTTTGGTAAATATAAGGGTGTGAAACTCACTGATGTTGTAGAAAAAGATAGCGGTTATATCGAATGGTGCAAAGAAAATATTGATAGGGAGCCATTGAGAACACTACTAAATAAAATTTATGAGGTCTCAATGTATGATTATATTTTGTACTATGATATAAAGATAACTATAAATATACTTGTTTTGGTATACAGGCGATGAATGTGATAGTGTGGACGACTTCTATAAGGATTTTTATTATGCAAAAATTAAGCAGTTAGAATATCAAAAAACGCACGATTTGAAACTTGTCAAAATGGGATTTATAGATCCAACCGAAGACGAAGACTATAACAAACTGACGTTTTATACATTGGCGAAAGACTTTTATAGACAGTTTCCGATAAGCAAGGATAGTCGTGGAGAGCGAGCATATTAAAATAAAATGTCGATTTTAAGAAGGAGGACTATATATGGGATGCGATATACATATTCATGTGGAATACAAACGAAACAAGTATATTGGTAAAGATGAGAATGGCGAATATATGTATGAAAAGGTATGGGAGTGTGGAGATTATTTCCGATTAAATCCATACTATGATCCTAACAACAAACGTGAGCCACAATATTTGAAATCAAATTTTTGCGAAGGTCGTAATTACTCAAGGTTTGCGACATTGGCAGATGTGCGTAATTATGGTGAAACACCATTTATTTCAGAGCCAAAAGGTCTTCCATACGACATATCTCCCGAAGTAAAAGCAGATAGCGACGCATGGGATTGTGACGGACATTCTCATTCATATTTCACACTAAAAGAGTTACTTGACTTTCAGAATACACATTCAAAAATCAAATGCAAAGGCATGATTAGTCCACAAGCACAATATGAGCTTGATAATAATGGAGTCACCCCTGACATGTCTTGTCAAGGAACTAATATGGAAGGTTGGGCTTGGAGAGAGTGGGAAGAGGAGAATGTAGTTCTTATCCCTCTTATTGAAGCTTTAAAGCAAAGGGCAAATGAATTAAATCTCATTTATGATTTTGAGTGGGAACGAGATAGTGGAGAAGAGGCGTATGCAAAATCAGACAAAATAAGAATTGTATTTTGGTTTGACAACTAAGATAAAATCAGTGTTTTATAAAGAATAAATCAGAAAGGATAAAAAGTTAGGTAGCTACTAAGGTCATGACACTTTCTGGTGAATAAAGACTTGAAATATGTTGGTTCAAAAAATAGAGTTGCTAAGCATATCGTACCAATAATTCAACATTACATAGATAAAATGGCTGTTACGCAATATATAGAGCCTTTTGTTGGTGGCTCTAATATGATAGAGCATATACGATGTAAGAACAAATACGGATATGACAACAATGAATATTTAATTGCCTTTTGGCAGGAAATGCAGAATGGTTGGAATCCGTTAGAGAATGTATCAATGTCGAAAGAGTTTTATACTGATGTAAAAAACAATAAGAGCAAATATCCGAAACATATAGTGGCTTTATGTGGATTATGTGCTACATATAATGCGAAATGGTTTGGCGGATATGCAGGTATAGTACACACTAAAATAGGAACTGATAGGAATTACTATGACGAAGCTGTAAGAAATGTGCTAAAACAGCGAAATAGTATTTTAGATGTAACTTACGATTGTAAGTCATATGATGAACTCTCAATTAAGAATGCAGTAATTTATTGCGATCCGCCATATGAGGGAACGACAAAATATAAGGATAACTTTGACCATAAAAAATATTGGGAATGGGTTAGAAATATGAGTATAGATAACATTGTAATTTGTAGCGAATATAACGCGCCTGAAGATTTTGATTGCATTTGGACAAAAGAACTTACCACCACATTAGACAAAGCAAGTCGTACCAAGGCAATAGAAAAGTTGTTTGTACATAGTAGTATAAACAAAATAGTAGGATAAAATCTGGATTTTAAAATAAAAAATAGAAGGAGGAAATGAGTTGTGCGCACAGAAAACTATAGTTTCTCCTACATAAATAATGATAGAAGTAAATGAAATCTACAATGAAGACTGTATAGAATATATGAAAAATATACCCGTAGGGGGGGGTAAATCTCACATTAACAGATATTCCATACGGTGAAGTCAATAGAGATAGTAATGGTTTGCGAACTTTAAATAAGGAAAATGCTGATATTTTAACATTTAACTTACAAGAATTTTGTTCTGAATTATTTAGAATAACAAGCGGGACTATTATTATATTTTGCGGAAAGGAACAATTGTCAGATATACATAAATTCTTTTCTGACAAGCAAAAGAAAGGGAAAGGAACGGTACGTCAACTTATATGGAAGAAAACTAATCCCAGTCCTATGAATGGACAGTATATTTATTTGTCTGGTATTGAAAATGCAGTTTGGTTTAAAAAACGTGGTGGAACTTTTAACGCACATTGTAAAAATACGGTGTTCGAGTACCCCTGTGGAAGAAGTAAGTTACACCCAACGGAAAAGAACCATGAATTGTTAAAGGAATTGATTTTGGACAACTCAAATGAAGGAGATATAGTATTCGACCCCTGTGCTGGAAGTGGTAGCCATTTACTTGTTGCAAAGGACAATAAGCGAAAGTACATAGGAGTAGAACTTAATAAGGAATACTATGATATAGCGAAAAACAGATTAAGATAAAACGGATATTTTAATAGAAAGAGGTAGATTTATTGGATACGAAAGATATAAAAGATTGGGATAAGATTGATACTCAGGTTGTTAGTAGGTATTTTTTAAGAACATATGACAACGGAGGACAATGGATAGAACGCTTGTTAAATCACAAGGAAAATGAGCAATTTGTAAATCATACGCTGTTATCACCACATCCAGATTTTCGTAGTATACTACAAATTTCAAATATTACATATAAAAATCCGTTAAATGGCGAATTAACAACAGTTTCACAAACAGAAGTCTTTCCAGTATATACGATGTCTATTTCTGATTTTCTAAAAAATAATCCTTTATACTATGGTGAAAGCCCTGATTTAACAAAAGTGCAATGTTCTATAAATTGGAATATAAATCAGTGTAGTTCAAAAGAATATGGACATACTTGCAGAACTTGCGCACACTATAATCCTTTTGAGATATTAAAGCGAATAGTTAAAGAGGATATGACGTGTAATATTCCTATAGATGTATTGTTTGTGGACTTGGAGGAGGCGTTGAGGAGGAATGTATGATAAATACTCAAAACACAGATGGTTGGTATAAATTTTTACAAACTTTTACTAAAAGCTTATATTTGGACAGGTTATCACAGTGGATAAACAATTGTCTACTATCAATAACATCAGCTTTTGAACGACTTAAAATGACAAATGAAGAATTTAAAGAACTACGATATAAGGCACAAAAATATGATGATATACTGTCTACTATTGAAATTGAAACTTCTGCGGAATATGAAGATTTTCGCATTCACGGAGCCTTAATTTCAAGAATGCCTAAGAATAAGAAGTGTAGCATAAAAATTGATACAAATAAAATCTTGAATATTATTGGGATAAAACCGTCAAAAGAAGGTGTAAAGATAATTAGCGTTGATAGTGCAAGATAAAATGAAACTTTTAAGGAGGTTTATAATGGAAGAATTTGCAAAATGGATTGGTACTGCTGTAGCAGTGTCAGTTGGATTATACATAACTAAAAGTCCGTGGTGTTTATGGGCTTTTGTAATACCTGTGATGGCGTGAGGATAAACAATAATGGCACTATCGAAACAGGAAAGTAAATACCGTATCAAATTTATTCAAGAACATCACTACAATAAATTTGAGCAAAAGCAGTTTGACGAAGCGAAAAATAGGTTAGGGCTGTCCTATAAAGAACTCTACAACAATGTAAAGAATGGGCGTACATATATGTTTATGGCTGTAATCGCAGCAAATAAAATGGCTAAAGCTATGTGGGACATAGGGAGTTCTTTTCAACGAGCAACACGATATATACAAACAATTGGTCGAATGAGAGTGAATACAGTAAAAGAAAATTTTCAAGGATAAACAATATGCAAAATGAGACGCTGAGAAACGAATTGCCTAAAACTGTTCAACCACTTATAGATATTTATATATTGGCAGTAGAATTGGCGCTAAATAAATTTAAACGAGAATCTCGGGAGGGACATTATGGACGAACCAATATGGGTACAAAAAGCAAGAAAAGAGAGACATTTAAATACTGAATTACTTATTGAGCTGATACAAGGAGCATTAGAAGAAGAAGGTTACGAAACCAAAAGGTATTCGGATGGAACACACTATGCAACAACAAATTATGATTACATTATGATAAAAGGTGCCAATGAAGATTATTGGGGGTTGGATGTGGCTGAGTTGACTAAATATCAAATTCCTTTTAGTGATGAAATATATGACCCTGCGGAACATTTTAAAAGCGTAACACAATAGAAGAAAAGTTTTAAGCGAATATTTAAATAAAGGAGTGTGGTGTGTATTGATTTATTCAAATGATGATCCTATGGCTATATTTGTAATGGAAGCAGAACGAACAGGTAATTATGGCAATGATTATGATGACACCCAACAAATTTGTTCTGAATGTGGGGAATATGAACCCGATTATTTTTATTTTAATATGGAGAATGAATGTATTGGGTGTAGTCATTGTATATACAAGGAGTATCACATTTAACGCAAAAACAAGCAAAAAACAAGTGAGAAAATAATAAAGGAGAGATTCAATGATAAAATTCAAGAAAAACATTATAACGACAATTATAGCAGGAATGATGATTGCAAGCAGTGCTTGTGTGAACGCAGTAGAGAATGAAGCAACAGATAATACTAACCGATTTGAAACTTGGTACGTAAGTGCTAATAGTGGGTTGAATTGTAGAACTAAACCATATACAGATAAAGATAGCAATGTACTAAAGGTCTATGACAAGGGTACAGAGCTTAAGATTATTGGTATTGACGACACAGGCAAGTGGTGGGAAACTTGGGACGGTGAAACACAAGGTTGGTGCTATAGTACATATTTTGTTCAGAATAAAGAAGACTTAGATAAGACAGTTTCAACATTTACAGGCAAAGTGGGATCATATTTAGGTAACTTTTATGCAACAGTTTATACCCCTGACCCTGCGGAAAATGGAGGTTCTACCAAAACAGCAATGGGAGATAATCTTGTAGATGTCGTAGGCTATGCAATAGCGGCGGATCCCAGAGTTATTCCAAAAGGTACTAAGGTTTATATTGAGGGTATTGGATATAGAGAGGTTAGAGACACAGGTGGCGCAATTAAAGGTAACAAAATTGATGTTTTAACTTGGGGAGATTGGGCATCAGAAAATGCTATAAGTAGAAAACACTTTAATGTTTATCTTGCAGAATAACAGGAGGACATTATATATTGGCAACAAGGCAAAGATTACGTGAATTAGCACATGCTGATTTAGAAAGAGAATGTGCTATGTTTGAAAAACGAAGTGGAGACGTTGTAGCAAGAATAGCGTCTTCCGAAGAATTAAGGGAATACAGAGCAGTAGCTGAACAAGCGAGAAAGAGAGGTACATATTATGAAAGAAACAATGATACGACTAACAACGATAAATGATGTCACAGAATTTTGCAATTTGGCAAGTAAAAATCAGGGCGATGTGACACTGGTTAGTGGTAAATATGTTATTAACGGTAAGTCTTTTCAGGGTATAATCAGTTTGGATTTGTCTAAGCCTATTAAGATTGAAGTGGACGAGCCTATAGATGCTGAATTTGCTGAGGGTATTAAGAAGTTTATTATATAGGAGAGCTAAATGTTAAAGAAAATTTTTATCACAAATGGTTCAGGAGGCTGTGGAAAAGACACTTTTGCAAAATCTATATCAGAATTGATTCCTACATATAAGTATTCAGCGATTGATGCAGTTAAAAGATGTGCTAAAGATATGGGCTGGAACGGTAAGAAAACCGAGAAAGATAGAAAATTTCTTAGTGATTTAAAGGAATTGACAAGTGCCTATAATAACTTTAGTTTTAAAGATATATCCAAAGTAGTAGAGGATTTTAAGAATAATCAAATAGATGCAATTGTATTATTGATTGATATAAGAGAGCCAAAGGATATACAGCGAGCGAAAGAGGCTTTTGGTGCGGAAACTATTTTAATTAGAAGAAATTCTGTAAAGCCTATACTCTCAAATATGGCAGATGCTAATGTCGAAAATTATGGCTATGATTATTACATTGATAATAATGGGACATTAAATGATTTAGAACGTACAGCGTATGAATTTGTGAAAGAAGTTATTATTGGTGATTGTGGCAAGTCACAAATTGATGATTTGTGCATTGACTGTATGCAGATAGGAGTAGATGAACAGGGCAAGTATTGTCCTATAACAAGAGGTATTCTTGATAAATCATCAGTGTTAGAGGATATAGCAAAGGCAGTTGAGGGCTATAAGGAAACTGATATGGTGCCTATTAGCGGTGGTTTGTTGTATAACATTGCCCGAATATTAAAAGAACAGGTATGAATTTTAAGTATTCCTAAAGTGAAAACAATAGGACAGAGGTAGTGGTCTACTGCCATTGCCGCATTATATGGTGCATAAATGGATGTTATCCAATAAATTATGTTTTTAAGAGAGGACGATAGAGATAACTGATTTAGCAACAAGGACAACAGATTATAATCTGGATTTAGAAAGTATTGAAATTAACCACATCTATAATGAAGACTGTTTTCAAACAATGGCTAATATGCCAATAGGGTTTTGTAGTCTAATTTTAACTTCCCCATTTTATAATACAAACAAGAAGCAGTGCAAAAGTAGTACATTGAAAGTGAAGGATGATAGAAAAGGATTTCCGTATTTGAGATACGATACGCATGTGGATAATATGACGGATGATGAATACAGCCAGTTTACCAAAAACTTATTTAATGAATTTGGCAGAATATTAGCTGTTAACGGAGTTGTGCTCTATAATTTATCATATGGCAATAATAACCGAGATGGCATGTTTAAAGCTGTAAATACAGTTATTTCAGAAACTAACTTTACAATAGCAGACGTCATTATTTGGAAGAAATCAAGCGCAATGCCCAATAATTGTAGTCCAAACAAATTGACGCGGATAACAGAATTCGTCTTTGTGTTTTGCAGGCGAGATGAGGTTGACACATTTTATTGTAACAAGCCTATTGTCAGTTACAGGAAGACTGGGCAAAAGTCCTATGGCAATATATTTAATTATATAGAAGCGAAGAATAATGATGGAGGGTGTCCGTATAATAAGGCAACGTATTCAAGCGATTTATGCGAGCAACTGCTACGAATATATGCGCCGCAAAACACCATAGTTTATGACCCCTTTATAGGCACAGGAACGACAGCGGTTGCCTGTAAACGATTAGGTATTGATTACATAGGCAGCGAAATATCTGAAAATCAATGTAAATGGGCAGAAAATAGATTAAATGAGGTCAAGAAAACAAGATAAATTCGCTCTTTTAAGTGATAAGGTGGGCGATAAAATTAGCGATAAACGGAGGTGATGAGCGATAAATAATTATTTTATATACACGGCAGGAGGTATGACAGGACTTACATATGAGGAACAGACTAAATGGAGGGAATGGGTAGAGAAGTACATAAACGAAGTATATAAAAGCAAATTGTATAATATTCACACTATAAATCCTGTCAAATATTATAATTTTGAAGAAAAACGGCATAAGACTGAGCAGGAAGTTATGAATTTTGACCTACACAAAGTCCGTAATTCTAACCTTGTTATAGTAAATTTTAACGCTCCAAAATCGCTTGGCACAATGGCTGAGTTAGCTGTGGCACATGAGCATAACATACCGATTATCGGATTGAATGAAGAGAAAAGAGAGCTTCATCCGTGGCAGAAGTGCTTCTGTGAACGAATATTTGATAAGATGGATGATTTGCTGGATTATATGTCAGAATTTTATTTGAACTAAGGAGGATTGGCGATGAAACTTTATTTTCAGAATAGTGAAGGGAAAGAAAAATTGATTGCAAAGCCCACTACTCACAAAGATTTATGGTCAAAGATAAACGAATATTTAGACCAGATTGGGTTTAAGAACTATTATACAAGAATAATGAGTCGTGATGATGAGTTTATAATAGATTATGGTAGTCACACTGAATTTTTTATTGTTAAAGACGTAGTAAATCCAGAAGATGTTATAGGTGATGAAATGGAGGATTGATAAGTTGAATGTAATTAAGAAAGATGGCACTATAGAGGAATACAACGAACAAAAGATTATAAATGCTTGTAATAAGGCTGCAAGACGAGCAATGGTAGAGTTATCTGATGATGACTACAAGGCAATATGTGAAGCAGTATATGACAGATTGACCGAAAATGATATGGAAGATACAGATATTTATGATATGCACAATATTGTAGAGGCTGTTTTGGAGGAGTTATATCCTGTAGTAGCTAAGATGTATAAGGAATATCGCAATTATAAGAAAGATTTTGTACATATGATGGACAAGGTGTATGAAAAGAGTCAGTCTATTCGATATATTGGAGATAAGAGCAATGCCAACACCGATTCGGCTTTGGTTGCGACTAAGCGTAGTCTTATTTATAGTGAATTAAATAAAGAGTTATATAAAAAGTTTTTTTTAACAGTGGATGAGAGACAGGCGACAAAAGACGGATATATTTATATACATGATATGTCATCAAGACTTGATTCGTTTAATTGTGACCTATGTAAAGTAGGAGAAATAATGTCGGGTGGATTTGAAATGGGAAATCTCTGGTATAATGAGCCTAAAACTCTTGATACGGCATTTGATGTCATAGGAGATATCATTTTAAATACTGCTGCTAACCAGTATGGTGGATTTACTGTCCCTGAAATTGACAAGATATTAGCTCCTTATGCTGAGAAGTCTTATTGGAAATACAGAAAAGAATATGCTGAAATATGTGCATTAATTGAAAAAGAAAACGCTATGAAAATAAAAAGCACAAAAGAAGCTGAGAGTTGGGTTTATAAAAAAATTCAAAGAGATTTTGAGCAGGGATGGCAGGGGATAGAATACAAGTTAAACTCCGTGGGCTCAAGTAGAGGGGATTATCCTTTTATCACAGTAACAATAGGATTAGCCACCGATAAGTTTGGTAAAATGGCGGCTAAATCTTTATTAGAAGTACATCAGGAAGGGCAGGGTAAAGAAGGATTTAAGCGCCCTGTGCTATTCCCTAAAATTGTATTTCTATATGACAAGAATTTACATGGAGACGGAAGCGATAAGTATCCAAGTGCCGATGTGTTTAATGCGGGCATAGAGTGTTCTTCAAAGACAATGTATCCAGACTGGTTAAGCCTTACAGGTGATGGATATGTAGCAGAAATGTATAAAAAATACGGCAAGGTAGTGTCGCCTATGGGTTGCGTTGATGGTCAAGAAATTATTACATATAAATATAACGGTAGTCTATATGTTGAGGCTTTTCAAAGGATGTGGGATAGATTAACAGACACATTTGAGCCGCAATATCAATATGATGGACTACCACATCAATATATGGATGTAATAGGAGTTCAGATTTATGACACTAAAAAAGGATTTGTGAATGTGACTAAGGTAATTAAAAATATTTCAAATGATTGGGTAGATATACATTTATCGAATGGACGAAGATTATTATGTACCACGGATCATCCAATGACAACTACCACAGGCGTAACAAAAAGAGCAGACAGTCTCGCCCCCTCAGATATGATTACTGTTAATTCAGAACAATATTCTAACGAAGGAGTTGTATTTAATCAGGATAAAGCTTGGTTGTTAGGTTTCCTGCTATGCGATGGTTGTTATCAATCAAATCATATTTTTGCTTCTGTTGCCGCCGAGGGTGAAGATGATATAGAACAAAAATTCCATCGTGCATTTCCTAAATATTTTAATTTAAAGACCAAAACAGTATTGCAAGAACGAGGTGCGAGGGGCAATTACAAAGATTTAGTTGTAATTGCTGATGAGAACGGGAATTTACAAAGTGCTATTAACTATCTTACCAAGAAATTTGGAGGTATAAATAAGGTTAAAAGACATATTCCGAATGAGGTGTTCTCGTGGAATCGAGCCAGTAAATTATCATTCTTAGCAGGAATGATAGATGCGGATGGATATATAAATGCTAATTCTCATGGGGGTTCAGTTGTTCAGATAGGATCAACAAATAAAGAATTAGCATTACAACAAATGGCGTTGGCTCAATCATTAGGTATGCCTGCTACTATATATCACAACCATTATACAAAAAAGAACCCTAACGCAATCAGATATAGAGTAGAATTCTATCCTATGAATGACCTTATTGACCGTATGGTTTGTGAAAAGAAAAAGGCTAATTATCAAGAGGCGTTTTCGTTACATAGCAACAATGTTGCTAAAGTGGTAGAGGTATTGCCAGTAAATAGACAAGCGTATAGTTATGACGTTAGTACAGATAGTGAACATTTTGAGGTAAGTGGCATATACAGCCATAATTGTAGAGCATTTTTATCCCCATGGTATGAACGAGGAGGTATGCACCCAGCAGACGAAAATGATGTCCCTATATTTGAGGGGCGATTTAATATGGGTGTAGTTTCGCTTAATCTGCCTATGATTTTAGCAAAATCAAGACAAGCGAGTAAAGATTTTTACGAAGTTCTTAATTATTATCTTGAAATGATTAGAGGGCTACATAAGCGAACAATAGATTATATAGGCGAATTAAGAGCTTCTACAAATCCTGTTATGTTCTGTGAGGGCGGTTTACTTGGGGGGAACCTTAAGTCTGATGATAAGATAAAATCGCTACTACCGCCTATGACAATTTCATACGGTATTACTGCTTTGAATGAATTGCAGAGGTTATACAACGGCAAATCTATTCGTGAAGACGGTGAATTTGCGTTAGAGGTAATGAAATATATTAATGAATATGTTAATCGTATCAAAGAGGAAGACGGTATTTTGTATGCTATTTATGGTACGCCCGCCGAGAGCCTCTGCGGACTTCAGGTTGAACAGTTTAGAAAGAAATATGGTATTGTAGAGAATGTATCAGATAGGACTTATGTAAGTAATAGCTTTCATTGCCATGTTTCAGAACAGATGTCACCCATAGAAAAGCAGGACAAGGAAGAACGCTTCTGGGATTTATTCAATGGGGGAAAGATACAATATGTAAGATACCCATTAGGATACAACAAGGAAGCGATTAAGACTTTGGTGCTAAGAGCTATGGATAAAGGCTTTTACGAGGGTGTAAACCTTGCACTATGTTATTGCGAAGATTGTGGATATCAGCAAGTTGACATGGATACTTGTCCTAAATGCGGAAGCTCTATGATTACAAAGATTGACAGAATGAATGGATTGATTTAATAGTCCATGTAAAAATGCTTAAATTGCGGGAAACTCCCCATAACCCTAATTCGCTACAACGGAATTGGAAACGATAAACGTGATATGCGGTAAGAGTTTATAACTCATCAGTCTAAAAGATAGAAACCATAAAAAGTAATTAGGATAGGGACAACCGAGTGTGCAAGTCACTCAGACGCAACGAAACTCCTAAGTCTTAGGATATGGAGGACGCTCAGAGACTATAATAGCACTATATTTGGGATAGTAGAAAGGAATATAGTATAAGAGCAAAACCAATAACAAAAGAGCAAACAAGGCGAGCGATTTCGCTTTTTGATAAACATAATTGTGTTGAAATTGCAGACATTGTAGGCATTAAATTACATCAAGTTTATGATGTGAGAAGGCGATATAATTTGACAGACAAACATAACCCTATATTTCATTTGACAAGCTTACAAAACCAGATTTTATTAGGTGGCAAGTTAGGTGATGGGAATTTTAAGCCCAACGGTCAAAAGAATTACTATTATAGGGAAAGTCATGCTGAAGACGAGTATGAATATTTAAAATGGAAGTCAGAGATGTTAGGGGAAAATATACTCGCTAAAGGTGGAATTTATAAAATAAAGAAGGGTGGCTTTAATGTTCAACAAGCATATGGTTTTTTAACAAAAACCAGTCCGACTTTTACACGATATGCCAAGATGTCAATTGAAGAAACAATTGATCAATTAAATGAACAAGGATTGATTATCTATATGTTAGATGATGGGTGGTTTTCAAAGCACTCAAAGTATGGCAACTTCTGCATATCTGGAGGTGTATTAACACTAGAAAATCTAAATCAAGTGTGTAGAAAATTTGAAGAGTATGGCATATCTGATGTCCATATAGTAGGGAAGAAAAGGCTTGATATATCTATACCATCTAAACATAATAAAAAATTATTTGAAATAGCAACATCGTTTATACCAATGAACACGGACATTATACATAAAAAGTTTGATTACATACAGCAAGCAGCGTAACAAAATCTATCCCAAATATAATTGTATAGTCCACTCCCACATAAATACTGTGAAAACAGGGGTACAAAGGATTTAGGCTTCACTCGTGTTCATGGTGATACACGATATAATGAGGCTAAAAATGACGAGATTGCTGAAAGAGTGTCGATGTAGTATGAATAAACACCCATCAAATTATGATAGAGTAAAACGATTTGTAGAAAACGAACTTCATATAAAACTAACATTTTATCAGGACATGACTCTCAAATATATGTTTGATGAAGAAGTACAAAAACAACTAAAACAGATATACGAAAACGAATAATATTATAGGACGTACTTAAAATGGTGCGTCCTATAAAAAGATACTTAGGAGGAGAAATGGAACAACAGGAGAAATTTAATGTTTTTGAAGTAAAATGCTCAGATAAAGAATATCAGCAGATATGTGAGCCAAGACTTACAAAAGAATTTTTCGATGACTGTTTAAAAACAGCACAACAGCTAAAAATGCAAAGGAGGAATGTTTTGAAAAAGAAAATCAAAATAATCTCATTGATTACCATAATGGTAATAATAGGAATGACTAAGATAATTTGTGCAGATGAAATATCAGAACAGACATTAAATCCGTTAGAAGTTTGGCATGATGACCTTACACAGTTTACAAAAAATATTAAACCTCCAGAACCGACATTAGAAGTACAGATCAATGAACAGGTTGTGTTGATAGCAAAACAGTATCTGGGAGTTCCGTATGTATGGGGAGGCACGACTCCGGCTGGCTTCGACTGTAGTGGGCTTGTACAGTATATATATAATCAGTTGGGATTTGATCTAACAAGAACAACATATACACAGGTCAATGAAGGATCAGAGGTTCAAAGGAGTAATCTAAGACAAGGTGATTTGGTATTCTTTAAGAGAAATAACGATATTCATCATGTAGGTATATACATAGGAAACAACCAATTCATTCATGCACCACAAACTGGAGAAGCGATAAAGATAAGTAATTTATCAGATAGAAATGATTATTATACGGCGAGACGTATTATAAATGATTAAGGAGAAGCTATGGAAGTAAAAGGAAATAAACTTTATTGGGCTAAAGTTAAACCCAATGCCATCATACCAATTAAAGAAAAAGAAAACGCTGGTTACGATATATATTCTTGTTTTAATGATGATTATATAATCATCAGACCATTACATACTAAACTAATACCGACAGGAATAGCCTGTGCGGTCAGAGACAGTTATTATTTGCAAGTGCAAGAACGAGGCTCGACGGGCAGTATAGGAATGAAGTATGGATCTGGAGTAATAGATAGTGGATATAGAGGGGAAATATTTGTAACTATAACTAATACTAATGAAGTACCTATTATGATTGTAAGAGAAGCAGATAGAAATATGACTGAGATTTATGATATCATCAACGAGACAAATGCTATAGTATATCCATACGAAAAGGCTATTGCACAATTGGTTGTACATAGAGTTTTAGATATGGAGGAGCAAGAAATTAGTTATGAAGAGTTGAAAAGCATACCATCTAAAAGAGGCGATGGTATGTTGGGGAGTAGCGGAAAGTAGGCGTTTAAGATGTTAGAAACATACCCTGATATACTCAAATTAAAAGATTTGTGTCAAATATTAGGAATAGGTAAAAATACAGCATACAAACTGTTGCAAAACAAAGAAATACCTAATACAAAAATTGCGGGAAAGTACATAATACCAAAATTAGGCATCGTTAAGATGCTTGAAAATATTACATGATAGTTATTGCAAAGGCAGTTTATTGATGATATAATGAGATTATCAACGGAACTGCCTTATCATATGAAAGGAGAGATATTTACGAAAGGTAGTTTGCAAATAAAAAATAATACATATCAAGCCGTATTTTATTATGATGGTAAAACGGTCTGGCGCAGTACCGGTGTAAAAGCGGTACGAGGCAACAAACGTAAAGCAGAACAGCGCATGAAAGAAATTTTGTCTGAATATGAGGACAATCCGAGTATGTTTGATAAGATTGGTTTTGTAACATATATGAATAAGTGGCTGCAATCGGTCAAATCAAGAGTTGATGAAGTAACCTATGAAGGATATAAATCATACCTCGAAAAGCATATTGAGCCGTATTTTGAGCCTCTACACCTTAAACTGCAAGATATAAGAATGTCCGATGTAGAAAAGTATTACCGATATAAATCTGTAGCCGGACGATTGGATGGCAAAGAGGGTGGCTTATCATACAGAAGCATTAAATTACATAGTGTTGTGCTTAATCTTATATTTGAATATGCTATGAGAAATAAGTTGATTAAAGAAAATCCCTGTACCTATGCTCGAATACCGCAAGACGCAAAACGAAGTGAAAAGAAAGTTGATTTTTACACACCTAAACAGTGCTATGAATTATTAGAGTTTATACAGGGTACAACGCTCTATGATATGGTTTACTTAACATTCATGTACGGTTTAAGAAGATCGGAACTTATGGGCTTAAAATGGTCAGCCATTGACTTCGATAATAACTCGTTATCAATATGCCATACTGTAGTTTTACAAAACGTTATAGTGGCAAAGGATAAGACAAAGAATCAATCAAGCCATCGCACATATCCATTACTTGATGATGTAAGGGAAATTCTTTTAAAGCGTAAAGCACAACAGGCAGAATACAAAAAGTTGTTCGGCGATTGCTATACTGATACAGGATATGTATTTACAAAAGAAGATGGCAATACATATTATCCATCGTACCCTTCGCATATGCTACAAAAAGCTATCAAGAATAATGATTTACCTCATATAAGATGGCATGATTTACGACATTCAACAGCGTCAATGCTTATTGAAAAAGGTTGGAGTATGAAGGATATAAGCGAGTGGCTCGGTCACGCTGATATTCAAACCAGTATGAATATTTACGGACATATAAGTATAGAGCGTAAGCGAGCATTAGGAAATAGCTTGAACGGCGTATTAGATGGATAGATGAAATCCTTTAGATGATTCTTTAGATGCAAAGGATATGAAGGAATTTTGACAAAACAAAAACCGCTCAAACGTAGTGTTTAAGCGGTTTAAGCTGGTACGCGATCAGGGGCTCGAACCCTGGACACCCTGATTAAGAGAAACAGAATGTACTTATTATCCTAAATTATGTAAGATTATTATACTGTATATGACTGTACGCAAAACCGCATAGGTAAGCCAAAAATTAAGCAAAAGACAAAGGAAACGGCATAACAGCTATATATCTGCAAATGTCGTTTTGAATGACAATTCTTTAGATGTTCTTTAGATGATAAATGATAAGGCAAAACCGTTGATATTATAATTATATGTAACAAGTATATCATGCTTGATGTATTTATTAGATGTAATTATTAAATCGTAAAAAATAGGGTAGGGGACATTAAAATCCTCTACCCTAAATTACATTATCAAATATCAGTATCTTTTACATACTCAGCAAGGTTTTTATTTTCAGCAAGCATTTTATTCATTCTCTTCAAAGCATCATCTACGAGAGTCGAAAAACTATCAAATGTTAATATCTTTGCCACGCTTGGGAATTTTCCCACAAACATGTCATAAACCATTCTAAGTTTAATTTGACCGGTTCCAGAACCAAGTTCACGTTCGGCGGCTACAACAGCATATAACAGCCATTCTTGTACTTTGAGCAACTGTTGATTCGGTGGTATTTTAGCAAAGTTATATATAAGAATACCTGCTACTGCAATTACCGCTATTGCAGTAACTAATATGTACCAGTAATCGCATATAAATTTTATAAATGTGTTCATAGTAAAATCTCCTTATTTATCTGACATATTATCTATCAGATCATGATATTTTTCACGAATAAATTTCATTGATTCTTCAACTTGTCCATTGGACATGCCATTTTTTTCTAAAATCTGCTCATAATCATCATAAGTTCTAAGGATATTGTCATATTGTTCCTTATAGCAAGTTTTACCGTTGATTAAATCATTAGCAAATCCAAGTATTTTCCAGCGCATATTTTCAATTTTATCAACAATAAAGCTTTCCTGTATTGTGTCTATTTTATTTGAAATTGCGCTAATAGAATCAGTAATTTGTTTCTGTATCTGCAATGACTGTTCTCTATCATGTATACGATTTTCTGCAAATTCTTTGATTTTTTCTTGGCTGTTGTATATTATTTTAATTAACTCATCTCTGTCTTGTTTTCTTTTGAAAAATTGATTAAATATATCAGAGATATTTTTTCTGTGTTTGATAATCCATCCAATAATGGTTAAAAATATAAATAATATAATAAGACAAATGATTGATATAATGGTAGAATCAAATTTTGCTAATAATTCTATAATGAAATTCATGATACCTCCTTGCATATCGTCTTTTGTTGATCAACAGTGATCCAACCTTTATGTACAGCATTTTCAAGCCCTTTTATAGACAATTGTTTGTTTTCATATAATTTTTTTAGTCGTTCGTACATATTTATTCCTCCAAAATTGCAATAGTAAGCATATCAACTGTATTACTTAAATCAGATAAGGCACTGCTTAATTCGGCTATTTTCTTTTCTTCAGAAGTATGTAAGGTTATAAGAAGAAGCGGTGGTGAACCGGATACCATATACCATGTATTAGTGAAATCCCAGTTCCTAAATGTGCTCTGTTGCTTCATCTTTGTTGTTGTCGCGGTGCCGTTCTTATTTGCAGTATCAGACAATATTGTTGAATCGTTTGCAATAAACGGATTACCCATTAATGCATATGTGTTTGTTACAGTTCCGACACTGTCAATAGCAATCGTTGCCTTTGAAGTACCTGTTACCCCTGAAAGATCAGGAATACTGTAAACATACTTTATAGTACCGCTTTCTGTATTGTTTATAGTGATACCCGCTGCCTGTTCGCTGCCTCTGAATGCTGTTACATTGACATATGAGTTAATTATCTCAGCATTATTTACATTTACAAGACCTGCTGTGTTTTTAGCAATAACTTTTCCGCTTGTTACAGCTACCTGCTCTATCTTACCGTTGTTTACACCGGCAACCACAGCAGCGTTTGTAATAGCCTCTGAACCAACTATATTAGGTATAACAACAAGATTTTTGATTGTGCCGTTATTTACCGCAAACAGTGCCGCGTAATCTGTTCCGTCTACCGTTTTCGCGGAAGATATCTTCAAATCTTTGATAGAATATCCGTTACCGTCAAGGCTTCCTGTAAACGGTGTATCCTCTGAGCCAATAGGATCAAACGCAATATAGTCTGCACCATTCTTCATTGAAATATCATTCATAAGAATGTAATTGCCATAGGGGCATGCAGATATGTATTGTAAATCTTGAAGCGTTACAATATGAAACGGATCTGTTGACGTTCCAGATGGTGAAGATGAAAACCATTTATGCTTACTAATACTGATATCACATGACTGATTTACCTGAAGGGTAGGACATTGTTTATCTTCTATTTTCCATATTGTGTCAAAATCCCAATTAAGAAAAGTTTCGCTGGTTATAAAATTGTCTTTGCCAATAGAAGTATTACTAGTGTTGGATTTGTTTCCAACGATATTAAATGGTAACAGACCATAAGAATTTTCTATGTTTGTTGTTGACATACCAGCAATAGAACCATAATGTCCATTTGGACGTATATTATGTCCATCCAATTCACCTATACTATATGTATTTTGAATATTTCCAGTGTTTTCGCCTGCTATACCACCCATACCTAAAGTGTAAGATTTTGCAATTATAGTAGCTTTGTTATATGAGTCTGTAATTGTTCCTATATTTTTACCACATAATCCTCCAACATAATAGTTACCGCTAACATTGCCAGAAGCAACAGAGCAACATGATATAGTTCCATTTGAATCATTAGTGCCAACTATAGCTCCAACATAAGTACTATTTGTATCAACATTTACATTTTCAAATCTGACATTAAGAATAGTACCACTATTAGACATAAAGAGTCCTGCATATGTAGGGCTATAAGTATGAGTGATATTGAGATTATAAATAGTATAGCCTCGTCCATCAAAAACTCCGCTGAAATTGTTAAGTGGTTCCCAAGTATTATTTATATATATACTTCCTCCAAGTATATAATGTGACTCGAGATGTTCGTTTATATTTTTTAAATCTTCTTCAGACAAAATACCATA